GGTGGCTCACATGTTAACTCGTTATGCACAAGTTATTGTGTAAAGGTGATAAGCCTTTAGTCAACATACTAACTCGTCTTATGACTAAGATTAGTAAGTTGTGTATTGCGTACGGTTCGTGAGTCATAGGTAATCGCCTATGTAATCGGGAATTTACCCGTGTACTTACGTTCCATTTTATAGTAGATTTCTACTATGATCCTTAACTCCCGGAGACTACCATGTCATATCGTAAGAAAACGTCATCAGTGCGGGTTTCACCTATTTGCGCTGAGGCTGCCTTAGACGGCAGTCAAATCGATAATAGTTACAACCTGTACCGAAGGAATTCTTATTTAGACTATGGTACCCCCCTTGTCTTCGTCCCTAATACCGATAAAAGGTATAAGAGAACGAAGGAAGGGTTTGGGTCTTACACGGTTTACAGTCCATCGTATCCGTTTGATGAGAAGAAAGGAGTTCCTACTGGAAATGCTACACCACCATTTGGTAAACATTCGTATACATATCGAATGGCAAATGAGACGTGGGATGGTTTAACCGACAGTTCTAAGGCCCTTTGGGGCCAGCAAGAACATAAGAAGACAGCCCTTGATATTGTATTGGCCCCGACGTGTGTCTATAAATTAGACTTAGCGGAAGGTTCAAATGCAAATACTGTGGGTTATCCTAGGTTTGAGTATCCAGGCATTTCAGCGAGCACTGCCAGTAATTTCTATGCTTTAGAAGCTTTCGCAAGCAAACTGAAGCATACAGCACAATCACATGTTACAATCATAGAGGCGGCGAAAACCGTCTCAATGGTGAAGAACACGTTACTGCTGTTTACTGACTTAGTAGGACTTATGGTTAAACGCGACAAGCGGTCATTTCGACGCTTTTGTAAACGTTTGGGTATAAAAAGTGACTCAAAGGCACGAAAAGTTTGGGAGACAAACATAGCGGTTTCATCCAAGTGGATGGAATATCGATATGGTTGGCGACCCTTCGTGAAGGATATCGAAGATCATGCTCTTGCGCTTGCGCAGCTCATGACCAAGACAGACTTCTGCTTCCGTGTGACAGGCTGGGGACAGGACTTTCAGGGGTTAAACCTTCCGATCGTTGAACACGCCTATGGCATAAACCTTTTTAGTACTTTCGACGGATCCGATGTGGACCGCCGTATGAACTTGAGGACTAATGTCAACTTTCAGAGAGAGAAAGTTGGGGTACACTATGTGACTAAGTATGTCGCCGTGTGTCATCCTAAAACTGGTTTCTCTGATATCGCATCATCGTTTTCCTTGGGAAATATTCCAAGTACTATTTATGAGGCTACACCACTTTCATGGATGGCCGATTGGTTTGTACCTTTCGGTTCTCGTATTGAAATGATGAGCTCTCTTAGATCCGTCGAGTATCGTGACGTGTGTCGAGTAATTTCTACTCACTACATTAATCACATCTCAACGGGCGATATCGATGTCCCTTACAGTTATCCAGGTAACAACGGTTTTACATGCGTAGAAGCATCTAGCGACGTTCAGTCGTATTATGCTTGTATGTCTATGTATAATCGGGCTAGGCTATCTACTATGCCTAATCCTGAGTTAACGATAGATCTAGTTTCGAGTCACTGGAAGAAGCGTATAGGTATGGAGCAGATGCTTGATGCATATGCCGTACTTTCGCTAGCTTTGGACCCGAAAATTTCAACTCTATCACGCTGGAAGCGCGTATAGCTTCTAATCAACCTTGATCGTAACTACATGATCATAATAAACCATTACAGGGGTCAACCCCCTAGGAGTACTACATGTCTACAATCGCTGCACTACTGCTTAAAACTGTAAGCAATACCGTTGGTGATACTTTTAATGTTGAACGTGTTGACGGAAATTACCAGAAGTGGTCATTTCTTGCAACTGATCGTCCAATAACTGAAACACAAACTGCTGCTTTAAAGCGCACGAGTCCTAGTTCGTATACGAACTCGGCTATTCGTCGCGATAAATTAGTAATGCGTGTGCCAGGTACTGACGCGGACAACATCCCCTACGCTAAAGCATTCCGTGCTGAAACTTCATTCGAAGTTCCAGGATGGATGACCCAAGTCCAAAGTATCGATGCAATCGAGCGTCACTTAGACGCGTTGCGAAATACTTTGATCGAAGGTCAAATGCGAGACAATGATCCAATGCATGGGTAATCTCTTACTCAATGTGTTGGTCATAAACTCCACTACTAGTTGGTAGTGATTTAACGTAAACTAAAAGGAACATCCAATGTTTAATGCAAAATTGGAAAAGTGGATACAGGGTATGTCTAAAGTTGATCGTCGTGCATTCTTGCAGGCGGCCGACCAACGCGTACCAGATCATGATTCCTCTCGCTGTAAAGCGATGAGTCGTCCTGATACCTGTACGAACGTTTTACTTAAACGTTCATCCTCTCTAACTTCCAGTAAAACACGAGTTGGAACTGATCATACCTCCTTGGTATTTGATGTAAGAACTCTATTAGCAAAGGCTATCGGTAATGTGTTTGACACTTCACCCTGGATTCATCCAGATAGTGTCATACCGCTGCCGGATTTCACGACTATAGATTCATATGTGGCTTCAACGCTACCATATGACGCATGGCGGAAGGGTTTGTTTAATACCCAACGTGATCAGAAGGAACTCATATCAACAACGATTAAACTCGATGCTGACTGTGAAGCCCAAAATCACATCACTAACATAAGATTCAACCAGTTAAATCGGTTGTACCCTGCTGTGAAGCAGAACCCTCTTATGAGTGACCTCCTTGAGACGATGAAGTTAGAACTTTGTGAACTATTTGCGGGTTTCACCCCCTTTAGAACACTACGGTTCGCGCACCATGGTAATGGCGCAGCTTCAAATAGCGAATCTCCACTTTGGAAAAAGCTACGTCTACTGTCCGCAACACCCTCTGTTGCAAAGCCCCGTTTCACATTACTTTATGAAACACTCGAGGGAGAGCTTCCACCTCTGGAAGTTAACCCTGCTGAGCGGTATGGCACCGTAGAGAAGACGTACGAAATACGTCGCCCAATTGGTATACAACCATCACTGAACCTATATTATCAATTAGGTACAGGCGGGTGGATGAAAAGCCAATTACGCCAAATTTGGGGTATTGATTTGCGTGACCAAGAGCGAAATCGTTCGCTTGCAAAGGAAGCATCACTGTTCGATGATATCGTAACAGTAGATTTAACCAGCGCAAGTGGCTTGATTGCTCGAGATATGGTCCGTTTTCTTTTTAACTATGATCCAGATTTTCTGGCATGGTTGGAAGACCTTCGTGTTGAGTATTGTGACTACCCAGGTAGTGGCGAGTTCTTAAGTACGCGATTCTCCGCAATGGGGAATGGTTACACTTTTGAACTCGAGACCGCTATCTTTGGCGCTGCAATACGTGCGATATATTCGCATTTATCTATACCATTAGTACCGGGAAACTGGTCGGTATACGGTGACGACATGATCATTGTAAAACAGGCATATCCGCTACTACAAGAACTACTACAGTTCTTAGGCTTTAAAGTGAACACATCGAAAACGTTTTCTGATGGTCCATTTAGAGAGTCTTGCGGTGCTGATTTTTACAATGGCAAGCCAGTACGTAACTTCTTTTACAAGGGTGATCTTGATCATGAGACCAATATATCGGACTTTATTAAAGTCCTTAATGGTTATTATCGACGCTATCTTGAATCGGAAACGAAACAAGTAAAATGGAGACTGCTGTTTATTTGGCAGAATCTATATAGGGCCGTACCACGGTGGTTTAAGTCAGAAATGACTGGGCCACCTGTGGAACATGATGCATGGATCATATCCGAAGACGAAAACCTTTGGGCATCAACACACACCAATTATAACGGTGATATGTTACGCTTAGGGCTAGTTGTTAAGGACAAACCTTCGAAAGACTGTACTGACTTCCGACGTTTACAAGCATGGTTTTATCTTGCAAATAGACGAACGAGGATCTTAAATATCCCTCCTGTTAAGTACCACTCTAGTGGTAGTGTAAATGGACCCCGAAGGGTAAGTGAGTTAGAGCTTTTTATAAGCTATAAACCTTCACACCCCACGGGCCATCAGGCAATGCTTATACGCGCAATGCGGTAAGAGAGTACAACCGTCCATAAGATGG